TACTCAAAAGACAACGATCTACCATTAACGATCTTCGGCGGCTCAGAGAAGAGCAGTCTGCCTCCCCACGTCTTGACGGGGAGGCCACGCCTACCTCTAGCAGATACGTCGTCCATTAATTCTTGAAAGCCGGGGAGAGCTTGAAAGTAGTGCTTACGGATGCTAGAGGCTGTGCTCCTATCAACACCCAATAGTCCCGCAAGTGAATTGATACCCGAACCATACAGTAGGGAGAAGCCCGTGATCTTAACCAGTTTACGGTCGAGCACAAGTCCGGCGTCCTCTTGGATAATCCTCGCGACCGCTGCGTGGAAATCCGCACGCGGATCATTGCGATAAATCTCGGCAGCACGTCCCTCCGCAAAGTGCGAAGTAATTCGCATCTCTTGTCCATTAAAGTCGGAGGGTACCAGCACGTGACCCTCATCGGGGAGTATGTACCTACGCATACTCGGAAGTGGAGGCAACCCTGGCGGCGGCTCTGTCTTGAATTCAGTCGGGATATTCTGGAAATTGGGATTGGAACTCGACAGCCTACCCGTCCGTGTGCCATAGACATCGCCTCGTACTTGATTAAATTGGGGATGGAGCCTACCGCCTTCACTCATACCGAACCACGGCAGCATGAATGTAGTCAAGATCGTTTTCAAGTTAGACCTGTATCCGATTATCTGTCTCAGCTCGGGGTCTTTGACCGCCCGATCCATACTATCCTTGGCTACGCTTAACTTGCCCGTCGGGGTTAACAGGAAGTCGGCTTCATGCGCCTTACCGCATTTGAGGAGGGTCCGTGCTAACTCGGCAGGTGAGTCGGGATTGCAAGAACCGATGATAGCGAGCAGACGCTTAGTGATCTCACCCATAGCGTTCTGCGCTAGGGTCAGGTCGCGCTCTAGCAGTTCTCGGTCGATGCGAATACCATCCCTCTCGTTCGCGTTCAGAATCGGGGCGAGGCGCTGCTCGCGACGGTACGCCTCAAGCATACCCTTCTTGTTAATCTGATCCATCAAATGGTCGAATAACTTGCGGGTACGATACGTGTCCCCGTTCGCGTACTTGCCTACGATCCCACCAGGAGCCTTGGATATATGTGCTCCCCATCCCTTGCCCCCAAAGCCCATTTTGGCTAAATGTATCTCTAGGTCTTTTTGCTCATCGGGGGGCATACCTAGTATGCGCTCGGCGGATGGTTTTAGCGACAGCGTATCCGCGTTTGGATCATAGAGGTAATTCAGAAATAGGGTATCATGAACATCGAGCGGGTCATGATGAGTCGGGAGGTCCATATGTACGCGGGCGACCTCAGTATCGAATCTGCCGTTATGGAAGAGGCACGGTTGCGTCCATAGATCAGCTAGGACGCCCCGTGCTTCCTCGTAACTGCTATTGTTCTCGGTCGGGTGACCCCAACCATAGTACGTCGGATCAGTAGTACCGGCGATCCATACAGACACCCCTACCGGCTTGGGTGGGTAGTTAGGATGGGCTTGTATACCTTCAGTTTCGAAGTCCACTGTATGGATCGCCGTATTCATGCTTTTCCTTTGACCTTATCATCAATCCAAGTCTGAACAAGGCCACTAGCACGCTTAGTGTACGAACCAAGCAACCTTCCGGTTTTGGAGTTATAGACCTCCAATGTACCGATAGGATGCCAATTCATAAGAGCGGCGGCTGTATTAAGCGCACGGTCGGGAAACTTGAAGCAACGGTGAGCTACACACGCCTTCCTCTCAGCGTCATAGAGGCGAATGGGTCGCTCCCCATACCGTCGTTCGGTGCGGGGGCGATCTTCTGGTACAGTTATCATTTAGAACTTCCTCTGAGCCTGAGGCTGCTGCGGAGCGTTCTTCTCATACCCCGAGTTCATCAAGTCCATCGTGTCCTTCCGCTTGCTAAGTAGCGCTTGGATCACCGCCCCATCTTCAATTTTATCAATCAGAGCGAAGTTCACTTGGAACTGAGTTTTGGCGTTCGGCTCGACGGACATCTCCGTGATTACGGCCAAGGGCGGCAGTTTAAGCACGTTTGCGATCTGGTTCGCGTAAGTAGACCAGTTAGCTACGCTTGTGACGGGGAGCTTGGCTACAGCTACATCGGCCTTCTTGACGTTACCGGGGATGGTTGCATCGACGGAGGCAATCATCGCCAGACGCCGGACGTTCTTGCAGGCTTTCCCGCGACCACCGCCTGGATCGCTGCCCCAAGCGTTCTTCGGGCACTCGGCGCAGGTAGGAGCTTGAGGAGCCTCGGAGTCCTTGTGGGGCTTGAGATCATCCTCTGACTCAGAGATAGCGTAGCACGAAGGCGATTGCGGGTTGTCCGGGTCAAACTTGTCCTTGTACCACTGGTTCTCGAACACGGAGTTGATAACGATACACTGGACCTTATCGTCCTTCATGGGATTGCCGCCAATGCTAAGGCGACCGTGACGAAACGAGACCCAGTTACCGGAAGGCTTCTCAGCCTCCGCCGTAGCTACAGCGAGGCTAGCAAGCTCGGCTTGCCAATCAGTAACGGCGGTGGACTCGGCCTTTGCAGGCGTAGGAGGTGCTTTATCAGCCATGGTAGTTCCTCTGGTTAGTTACGATTTACTGACCGAGAGCGTGAAAATCTCGGTACTATCAACGCCGGGGATGCTTACCCCGTCGTCCCAACGCGCCTTCACGGCTGTAGTGGTAAGCCGCTTATGGAGCAAGTCGAAGGCGTCATGGTCTTGGATGTAGTCGTAGATCAACGACCAATCCGTAGCTACGGGCTCAAGCGAACGCTTCATCTTGACGATGCCGTTCTTCGCGCCTTGCGCAGTAATGAATCCTTCACGGAACTTGGAGACAATGATCTTCTTCAGATCTTCCTCCTGCTCCTTAAGGTCATTAGCCTGCTTGTCGAGCGCCAATCTGCGATCGCGAGTGGCGATATAGTTATCAATCAGATCGGGGAGCAACGAGGAAATGGTAATATCCAACTTGCTATACTCCTGACTAGGACTCGGAGCACCCGGCTCCGCTCGGTTCGTACAGTAGTTAGACCTCGAAAGTAGCTGATTAGTTCCGTGTTAATACTTGGAAGTCCGAATTAGCTTCTGAGCGAGATAGAACTGCTTTCGGTATTCCTCAGTATCGTCGCATTTCTTCCATTTATCGTGATTAGCAAAAGCTCTGAATCGGTAGAGTACTCCATCTATCTTTACTACTTCAATCTTAGGCTTGATGAAGTATTGACCAAACTCTTTATTGAAGGATATAGCGTTGACCTTATGAACGTCAAGTAGCCCTTGAAGTATGACGTTAGGTATACACTCAAGTCCTGGTACCTCGGCGCACTCTTCCATTACAAAGTCTTTTACTGTCGAACGGTAGGATTGAGAGGCTTCTATCACGGCGTCTTTGAGTTCCGTGTCTACGTCTAGGTTGTCGTAATTGGAGCAATCTATTTCATTTAAGAGATGATATCGAAAGTGATTTGGCCCCACCCCTTTGATCCAAGATTCAAAGGCCAGGCCTAACTTCTTATTGTCGGATTTTGCTTCCCCACAAACAAGGAAGCGTCGATCACCTTTCTGTAACTTAGCCTGAAGACCGTTACAAGTGAAGATATTCAGAGTATGATTGTTATCTACGTAATTGGCGCCGTACTTGGTACTGACGTTATACGTATCCCCAGTGATGAGGTCCTTGAGCCATTCCTCGTCCATGTCGCGATCAAATTCCGCCCACTCTTTACAAGCAAAGCTCCGCCATTCAGCATTGAAGCCGATCTTAAGATCAACTCTGCTTGAATGATACCTCTTAGACAGAGATAAGCCTATCAATTTAGCGAGATTGCTCTTACCAGAGCCTTGTTCACCGGTTAGGAGAATACCATACTTGGGGGTTAGGGCAGGATACTGAGCATGCTTAGCTACAATCTGTAGTAGCTTCTGAATAGCTTCAGGAGTATTTCTACAGATAGAATTCATCATATCGTACGCAATTGATACGTCGCCCTTGATTGATTGCGGTACATCTTCAGGTTGAAACTTGTTAATGTACCAGACGGGAGGATATACAGAGTCGTCTGAAAAATGTATCTCGTCGCGGTCAGGTTGGTATCGCATGCCCCTAGCTACTCTGCGATTTGGGGCGTTAGCAAGTAGCTTAGTCGTGTAAGGCCCGTTGGCTAGCTTATTCTTGATATTAAGTACGTTGCCGTAGTCGAAGGCCAGACTACGATTTGTATGATCCTCTTTAATCAATGTTCTAATTTTGCAATCAAAGTAGCAACCAGACAGTTCCTCGTAAATGAATCGAGCTACTGCTTTACGCTCGACCACTAGGAACGGATCGTCAATATAACATTCAGATCGCTCTCTAAGCAGTTTATTGAATTGATCAATACCTGCTTGGTGTAAGTAGTCGTCTGGTCCGTTCTTAGTGCCGTCAGGCTTGGATGGGGGACGACATAGGAATATGGAGTCACTTCGTTGGTTTCTAATACTCACCATATCCTGAGCGAATAGATGGGTTCCTATTTCAAGTTGCCTATTCTCTTCACCTGTATCGGAGTCAAATAAGATAGTGACCTTTTCAGCTTGCCTAGAGCAAACTAACTTAGCCAGCTCGCGTATGATCGGGCTACCCTTGCCCTTCTCCCGATAATTGTAAACTCCAGTAATAGCTATAGCATGAAACCCTTCGGCTGCTAGTCGGGTAGCGTTCAAGGCTCCCTCAACTATCAGTAAGTTATACGTTGTATCGGCGTACCAATCGGTCAGATGGGGAGGAACAAAGAGGACATTCGTCGATTGCTTGGGGCGGAAGTACTTGACCCGCTTAACATTCTTGAGTTCCTCCCCAACAGAGGGAGTCTCAGGAGCTGGACCGTACAAGATTCGAGCTTGTAACTCGTCCTTGGCTACATAGAACACGTAGGCTCCGATAGCACCAAAACTCTTGAAGCCGTATAAGCCTGTCCCCATCATACGGGCAGCTCGCTCAATGGAGAGCACTTGCCCGTTTAATGGAGCTAGAATCTCGTCAGTTAAGCCTCGCTCATTACAATATTCCATCCAAGCCTGAATCGGGGAAATTGGGGGTACAACTGAGAGGAAGGACATTTATTATTCCTGGCGAGTGTCGAATCAGGAGTTTGGTAAGAGGGAAGCAGACACCGCGGAATATGACGGCTCTGCTAAGCAACCTACTTTATCTTGATCGAGCAAGAGACGGTGGCCACCGCCCCTCCGACTCGACAAGTCTATTATACCGCTTCCTCGCTGAGAAGTAAAGCGATATTAATTGCTATAAATTGAGAAGGGCCGACCCTTGCGGTGTCGGCCCCCAAGAGGCAGGACGTTCGGCGCTATGCCTAGTAGTCAGGCTCCTGTACCTCGGCAGGGGAGTGCGCGAGGGTTAGGCTGCCGGTTGCTGCTCCGGCGATTCAGTAGCAGGCGCGGCCTCGGTGGTAGCCGCCGCTTCAGCTGCGGCCTTCTTCTTGGCCATAGCGTCTTGAAACGCCGCGACCCGCTTGAGGTCCTTCGGCTGACCCGACTCGTCTAACTTGCCGAGCCGGTCTGGGTCCTTCCGCTCCGTTGTACCGACGCCAACGCTGAACGACTTGTCGGCGAACGACTTGGCTTCAACGGCGTAGTCCAAGGTGATATAGCCCTCAGCGGGGCCATCGTCCTCGGGAATGCTGAACCAAATGTAGTCTAGCGTGGTCGCCTCGTCCTTGGCCCACATGCGATTGCTCGTGGTCCAGACGGGTGTTTCCACCCCATTGATGTCGAGCTTGAACTCACCCTCGGGCTGCTTGCCCGACCGCTTCGGCAACTTCATCCGCGTGAACTTATAGCCGATACCGCTGTCCATTTCGACAGCGACGAGGCCCGGCTTGCGCGGAGGCAGGTTGGAGACCTTCGGGGTTTCAGTCGCCGAGCTCAACTTGACGTCCAGTTGACCGACGTTCTTGGGTTCAGCCGTATCTTGCTCCGGCGTTGCTTGCTCTTCGTTGGTAGCAAACTTCTTCTTGGCCATGATGTTTCCTTTCGTGGTTGGGGGTAAAACAACTAGCCTATGTAGGCTAGGGAATGCTCCTAGTATTAGAAGCATACCCTAGACATCGTGGGAAGTCTAGGACTTTCGATTGTTTTAGTTGGCTATCGTTTGAGGTTAAGTCCAGGGTCAAGCGGCGCCCTAACCTGGCGAGAGTCGAATGGTTCAGTCGGCCTCGCGGATGTTACGAAGAACATGCTTTTGTCAGCCTTCAGTTTATCCCAGATTGCTTGGGCTTCTTTCAGAGTCTCCGCTTGTTGTCGCATACGGGACTTGTATCCCACGCGGTCGCGGTCACTTGCTAGCATATACCAAACGTCGTACATCTTATTCCTCCTTGACGAACATTTCCGACTTATTCAAGATCGTGATGGTCTTGACCGTAATGGGGGGAGCATCAAACCAGTAAAGCGACTGACGCCCGAGGGCGAAGTTGTAGAGCACGACGTACATCTTCCCATGCTTAATCGGCAAGCCGTTCTTGGCGAGCTTGCCGTTAAACCATACGGGGTGACTACGCTCGCCCCAGGCTTCGAGCTCACGAGTAGTTACCTCAGAAGCCAGAGTTAGAGGATGATACTTCTTGCCGTACCGAACGTGAGTTGCTTGAGCAGGATCGTTCATTTGGTTCCTTAGTTGAGAGGCTTCTCGCGCCTCGTATATGTTAGACCGCTCGTCAGTCGGTTAGTTCCGTGAGATCAGGGGTTACCCACTTACCGCATCTGTTTAAGATGTAGGCTTGGCCCCCACCTATACCAAGAGTCTGACCGTAGAAATGATGGGACCGCGGGGTCATTATCGCCCACGCTCCCATTATGGTCTTGCCGTCAATAAACTTACCTCTGATCTTGTCCCCAAAGCTGTCGACTTCAGGGACTGGGCCGGTCCATTCCTTGCGTTCGCTCATTTCGAGTTCCTCAGTTTACGCATCTGCCTCCGATGCGTCTCGATGGTATTGGGTACACCACGTTCTAAGGCAGTCTTACGGCTGAGATGGATCACCAAGTTGTAAAAGTGGTTCCGCTTACGATGGTCGGCGGGGACCACACCTCCCTCAGTAGCGCGCATAATCCTGCGGCAGATATTGTCGAACGGGTACATCGCCTTAGGTTTCATCTATAGGTTCCTTGGTTTTGGTTAAGAGCAGAGTCGCTCAGATAGCCCGCCTTAGTTGCTAGACGGGCTATCGGTGCGTTACCTGTTAGTAGCCTTCAGTGTCGGCTTGCTCGGTAGCCTCGTGCTCAGTTCCTTGGAGCTGACCGGGAGCGCAGTCGAAGGCGTAAATGGGCCGTGGCTCAGGGCTGGTATAGCCCGTAATCACTCGCTTGCAATTCTCCGTGCCCTCGCCCTTCAACTCGGCCTCGATAGTCATTCGATCGCAGTAATACGCACGCTCGTTCCAGATTGGGGCATCCCTCGACTCCGTGAACCGGAAGCCATGAATGTAGTGAGGCGCTTCAGCTAACCGCTCAATGCGCTCCAAAATGGGGAGCACGTCACGGAATGAAGCAACGTAGCAGTGAATCTTGACGCGGTCGCCATCGAGCCAATCGGATACCGATGGGTCCATCTCTTTGGGGAAGAGATCACGGTTAGCGATCAGGTCGTACGCAAACTTGAAGTCTCCAGACTTCTCCTTGTACTTCAGGATCGTGTCCTTGAGGTTCTTTCTAAGCCACTCAACGTGGTCCTTCACTTTCGGGGGCAGATCAGCCATCTTTAGGCTCCTTGGGTTAACTCGCTTCTCGCGACGTATTTGTTAGACCCGCCGACAGCGGATTAGTTCCGTGCCGACGGTGGGGAGCATTAATCGCGGTACCACTCGCCGTCCTTGCCCTTGAAGAGGGTGGGACCGTCTTGGTTCGTGTAAGAGCTGTTAGGTTCAGAGCCGTCATTGATCTCTCTGTCGTAGCCCTCAGGAGTCGAGGTTGAGATCGGTTTGGGCTTCGGCCCGTACCAGAATATTGCTGGGCCCGCACCTTGGTCAGGAGTCGGTTGAACTAACACGGCGTTGTCGCATCGGATCAAGTTCCAGTCGCCTTCGGTGACGCTAGAGCGCACCGTCAGCTCGCTCGGGACTTCAGGGAAATCACGCTCGTCATCATGTCCCCACTTAACGTAGAGGCACGGGGCATCAATACGGGGCGAGGTGAGAGCTAGTTTGTCTACGGCATCCTCAATACGCTCCCATAATGGAGGGGAGAATTGATCTTCAATATCGGCCCAAGTATAGCGAAATGGGGACATATCATCTTGCCCCACGTTTGAGCCTTGGGTTACAGCTTCTTTGAATCCTTCACTTAGCGGCATTTTAGTCCTTTTCAAGTTCAGAGCGGAGGGAATTCTCCGTTCTTGTAGTTAGACCGCGAATCACGGGAAAAGTTCCGTGAAATTAGCTTCCAGGTTACGGGTAGGGTTTTGGTTGTGACTTACCCGTAACTTCTGATAGTAGAGTAAATTAGTCGGGAATAGGGTCTTTCCAAGTTACGGGTTACGAGTACAAGGTGGTGGGGCAAAATACCCGTAACCTTGTAAAAGCCTTTAGAATTAAGGGGATAGCATAGTCAGGTTACGGGTTACGGGTTACGGCTATGGAAATTTATGCCCTCCGTTTAGGGGGTATTTCCAAAATCCTGAAACTCGGGAGGGTACCTAAAAGCGTATCATAAAACAAAGGCTTTTTACCCGTAACCGTAACCTGAAAGTGCCGGGCAATTGGACATCCAAATTCACGCTCGGCCCATCCAAATTCACGCTCGACCCATCCAAATTCACGCTCGGCCAATCAACGTTGACGCTCGGCCAATCAGCGCGATCCAAGAAATCAAACCCCAGCTTCTCAGCTGGGGTTTCATCTCTCACGGCCTCGCAGACGTCATATGAAATCCACCTCTCTTCAAGCCGTCCCAGATTTCACGGGCCAGATGGACGTTCTCCTCCGCCGGTACGTTCACCTTTAGGGCCACCGACGACGCGGGCAGTTGGAACCAAATCGTATACATCGCTTTCTCCTCAGTAAAGGCGCGGGGCGCTTTCGCGCCCCGCTTCAGGTTAGGCCCGCTTCGCCCAAGTATCCCGGAATTTATTTATCCGGCCAGCCTCCGTTTCGAGCCGTTCGGTCACGGTCTCGAATTTCCCGTCCACGAGGCGCTTCGGTACCTTCGGGCCCGTTCCGACTTCCACGGAGACCTCCGTTCCCTCCCACTCGGCCGCCTTCTCCCCGTAGCCGAGCGTCACGAAGTAGGCGCGACCCTCGACGGAGAACCAGAGGTATTCGAGCGCCAGGCTCGGATCACCGCACCAGGCGAGATTCGAGGTCACTATCGTCTTCACGACCGTCCCGTTCACGATTAGCGGCACCGAACCGACGCCGCGCTTCGGGAGCGCACCTTTCCGGTCGGAGCACTTCGTCAGGGCGAATTCGCGCCCGTCGAGCAGGTTTACGAGTTTCATCTTCGGACTCCTTAAAATCGGGGCGCGAATACCCGCGCGCCCCTATCGGGTATTAGAGGTAAACGACCTCCGCGAGGCCCGCGTAGAGCGGTCCGAACCGCTCGACCGCGAATTCGAGCGCCCGTTCTTCGGTCGCGAAAATCCCGTAGACCGCGCCCTTCGCGTTCCGGTTAAGGCGCGAGCCGCGAAGGGCGCTCGCGAGCCTAGGGCTCGCGAGATAGTAAAACTTCGAGAAGGTCTTAATTTCCGTCTCCTAGCTAACCCGCGAACGTCGCGGTCCGTATAAGTAAGACCGCGAGTTTTTGGGGAAGTTTCCCGATTCTGACCTAGGCCGACGAACGGTAAAGGGCGCTAGGCGAACGGTAGCCCGGTTTATATACGTTAGTTAGCACTTACTAACCGTATATCTATACGGTAGTAGGTTAGTTAGCACCTACTAACTTTTTATCGAACGTTCGTTCGACCGTCGAACGTTCGTTCGGTACTACCGTATATCCGACGGGTACCCATGATGGCGGCGGGTGGGGTGTGGGGCACTGGCCCGTGAGGGAGGACCCGCAGCCCTGCGTTTCACGTAACATGCCTGTAGGACAGAGCATATAAATTTGCGTTTCACGTAACATGCCTGTAGGACAGAGCAAATAAGAAAATACCCAGCATAAATAACATACCTGTAAGACGAAAAGCAAACGATTCCAGAAACTATCGTCTGAAACCCACTTTACTAATGCCTTAAACTAGAGTATATTCACTATATGCCCTCGAAATCTGCCAAACAAGCAAGGACCATGGCAGCAGCGGCTCATAACCCTGCGTTCGCCAAGAAAGTCGGCATCCCCGTCAGTGTTGCCCGTGAATTCAACAATGCCGACCAGAGAAAGGCAATGGCTACCCAACTAAGGAGCAAGACATGACTATCCCCATCCCGCTTGGCGAAGGCAGCGAACCTGATTATCTGGAGAACGTAGAGCGGCAGGGAATGAAGCAACCTGCGCCGATAAAGGATGCTCCCCGTCCTGCCCCCCATTTCACAAAAGATGAGAAGAAAGAACAAGAATATCTGGAGAAGCAAGTAAAGAGCGGCAAATAGCATGCAGCAAACTAACCTCAAAGAGATCCTTGAGGAGCCGCCTGAGGGGCCAGTAACCCCTCCAATGCATCTTGTTGAGGAGAACCTCAACGCCCTAGCCATTGCTCCAAAGCTGCCGACCTACGTCAAGACGCGCAACGTCAGAGAACAGTTTCAATACGCCTTTGAGCTAATTGGAGGCATACCGCGGCTTGCTCATTGGGCGCATGCTAACCCCGACAAGTTCTATTCTCTGTACTCCAAACTCATTCCTACTCAGGTAACTGGAGAGGGTGGAGGAGCGATCAAGGTGGAACTGTCTTGGCTCAACTCCAGAGACACGTCCGGCCGCAGCCCACCGACAATAATCGACATAGAGCCGACATGCCCCTAACATCTAATCCCAGTCTCAGAGAACAACTACAAGCTCTGGCCGATGCCCTCCGTCAACCGCAGACGGAGCCAGAGCCAATGGATATTAATGATTTGCCACCCGCTAAGACCAGACCGCCGAGACAACCTAAGCCCAAGAAAGCTGAGCCGGAATTCCTCCCTACTCCCCGGAAGATGAATGATGAGGAGACCATGTGATGCCAGACCAAGCGATGATTAACATGCTACGTAGTGGACCGTCTTTAGGACCATCTCAAGTAACTCAAAGGACTGGCGCACCGACGGGACCGTTTAACGCTGGCCCACCGCCTTCGCCTGGAGGTGGGTTTGGCCCCGTATCAGCAGGTACGCCCATGGGTGGAGCGACCAACGCTGGCGACACTTCCCCTCCATACACGGGCATGGGACCGCCAGGTCTACAGCGCGGCAATACCGGAACGATGACGGACACGCCCGCGCCTATGACGCCGCCGAGCATGGTACAGCGTGGAGTGCCCCCACCGACGGCGAGCATGCCAGGTCGAATGGGTCCAGGAGCTGCACCGCCGCCTGCAGCACCGCCGACGATGCCTATGCAGAGGCCAGCAATGCCCGGAGGCTTCAATCAAGCCTCCCTAGCAGGTGGCGTACCCAGAATGCCGCCAGGTATGGGAGCAGGTGGCGGCAATTTTCTGGGCGGACCGTCAATGCAACGCCCAGGAGGTATGGCTCCTCCCCCACCGAGGCCACCGCAGCAACCACTAGCGCCGACGGCCTGGAACCAGACTGACTGGAACGCGCCAGGTAATCTTGGCTAAGATACAACTTGATTACCAACCTAGGGATGCGTTTCTACCTTTCCACAATAGAAAGGCCAGATTCGGCACTCTAGTCTGCCATAGACGGGCAGGGAAGACAGTTGCCGTTGTAAATGATCTTATCATCGGCGCGTTAGAATGTCCTCTTCCCCATCCGCAGCTCGCGTACCTCGCGCCAACTTTCTCCCAAGCTAAGAGAATTGCTTGGGAGTATCTGAAGCAGTTCGCCCGACCGCTCATTACTCAGGTTCATGAGTCGGAGCTTAGAGTTACCCTCAAGAATGAGGCGAAGATTTACCTGCTAGGTGCGGAGAAGGCCGACAACCTTCGTGGTATGTACTTAGACGGTGCTGCAATGGACGAATACGCCCAAATGCGGCCAACTGTCGAGTCGCAGATTATCCTACCGTGTCTATCTGACCGCAACGGTTGGCTAGTACGGATGGGAACCCCCAAGGGTAAAAATCATTTTTACAATGCCTACAATTACTCAGCCAATACGCCTGGCGAATTCGCCATGCTTCTCAAGGCCAGCGAGTCGGGGATCATTCCCGATGAAGAATTGGCCTTGCTTCGCACGAAAATGGATGCTTCGGACTATGAGCAAGAGTACGAATGCTCATGGACCGCCAGCCTTAAAGGTGCGATCTACGGTACTGAGATGGATCAAGCCGAGGCCGAGGGCAGGGTTGCTGATTTTGACCTAGATCCAGCCCTTCCCGTCAACGTTATCTGTGACCTTGGCTTCACCGACGATACTGTCCTGGTTTTCTTTCAGAAGTCCAGAAGTCAGGTGCTAATTCATGAAGTGCTCGTTAATAACGAGACAGAATGGGACGTGTACCTCGATGAAATGGAGTCCAGAAATGTGGAAGAAGTGTACCTTCCCCACGACGCCAAGGCCAGAAACCTACAAACTGGACGGTCTATCGTGGAACAAACCTTATCACGTGGATATCGTCCACGTATGGTGCCCGATCACAAGTTGCGTGACGGCATATCAGCTACTAGGAAGCTGCTACCATTCACGTATTGGAATAAGCCCTTATGTTCTGGGGCAATCGAAGCAATGAAGTCTTACAGGAGAGTATGGGATGACAAGTTGGGATGTTATCGTGATCATCCTTTACACGATTGGGCTTCTCATACTGCTGACGCCATTCGCTATCTTGGTGTGGTGTTTTCTCTACTCGATGAACCCTCCAAGCCTCGTATTATAGTACCAGGTGATGAAGCCGTAGGTGCGCATTATGCTTTTAACTTGGAAGATTTGTTTACGGATTGGCGAACAAATCCTAGTATAAACAGGGACCGATATGGATACTGAAAGTGGGCTAGGTAGTACAGGAAGTCCCAGCGCTTCCAAGATCGCCAGTCTAAAAGAGCTCCAGTCTGAGTCTGGTGGTAAATACGGACGATGGATGACTGAGTTGACCGCTGCGGAGAAGGAAACTGATAAATGGCGGCGTAAAGCCAGGAAAATCGTCAAAGAGTTCCGTGCGGAGCGTATGGAGGTCAGTGGGGTGGACCCCTCCATGGAGCGGAGGTATAATCTGTTCTCCGCTAACATCAACATACTCTCGACTGCTCTCCTTAATCAGACACCTCAGGCGACAGTTAATCGTGAATTCAAAGACCCGCAAGATGATATTGGTCGTATTGCGTGTTATATTATGGAGCGTGCTATTACTTCTCATAATAATCGCAATTACTCTTCATATAACATTCTCAAACAGGTAACTCAGGATATGCTCGTGCCGGGACTTGGACTCTCTTGGCACACTTACGAGGCTGAGATCGAACGCAAGAAGGAGGAACCAACTGATGAGCAGTTGGCGGTCGATCCTCAAGCTGAGGCCATGGAATATGACGAAGTAGTCAGTGAGAAGATCATCGATGAGTACGTGTACTGGGAAGACCTGCTATGGTCTCCGGCACGTACTTATGAGGAGATTCGGTGGATAGCCCGCAAGACCTACATGACTCGCGACGAATTGGTCAAACGTTGGGGAAAGAAGAAGGGCAAGGACATTCCGCTGGACTATACCCCCAAGAAGAACGATGTACGGGTGGAGACTCAGAATAACGTCTTCCAGCAGGCTATTATCTATGAAATCTGGGATAAGTCTTCAGAATCCGTGATCTGGATGTCTAAGCACCAAGATACGATCATCGAGGAGAAGGCTGACTTCCTAGAGCTGGACGACTTCTTTCCTTGCCCCCGTTTCTTGGTTTCGACAGTCAGTAACGGACAGTACATCCCTATACCTGACTATCACTACGCCGCGGACCAGTATCGCGAACTGAATGAGATCAATACTCGGATCAGCCTTCTAGTCAAGGCTACCCGCGTGGCGGGTGTATACGACAAGTCAGCCGGTCAGGTACAGGCACTCCTGAATAACGCCGCAGAGAATACATTGGTCCCCGTTGATCAATGGGCGGCGTTTGCTGAGAAGGGAGGGATCAAAGGTGCGATTGACTGGGTACCGCTGGATCAGATCGTTGCTACGCTCGAACAACTACTTAAGAACCGTGAGGACGTTAAGGGCCAGGTATATGAGATCACGGGGATGTCTGATATTATCCGTGGTCAAAGTAAAGCCAGTGAGACCCTCGGCGCTCAAAAGATTAAGACTCAGTATGCGTCGATGCGTATCCAAGATCGTCAGAAGAACGTCGTAGAGTACAGTTCTTCTGTGTTCGATCTGCAAGCGCAGTTGATGCGTAAGCACATGGACATTAATGAGATCGCCAAGTTAGCCCAAGTGGATTTCATGAACGAAGATCCACAGGCGCTTCAGCAGGCTTTGCAGTTGATCAAGACGCCGGAATTCGTACTGCGCGCCCGCGTAGAGTCAGATACCCTGTCGGACATAGATTTCCAAGCGGAGAAGCAGGACCGTATGGAATATATGATGACGATTACCAATTATCTGAAAGAAACGGTCCCCATGATTCAGAACGACGCGCTTCTTGGGCCGTTCCTCATGCAATTGCTGCAGTTCTCGCTGGCGGGCTTCAAGATTGGTAAGAAGTTTGAAGGTGAATTGGATCGTACCTTCAATCAGATTCAGCAGAAATTGCAGAATCCTCAGCCACCGCAACCGACTCCTGAACAACAGAAAGTTCAGGGACAATTGCAGATTATGCAACAGAAGGCTCAGGTTGACGCTCAACAGGGTCAGCAGAAGATACAACTTGCAGCGGCTGAGGGACAGCAGAAATTGCAATTTAAGCAACAAGAACACCAAGTATCTATGCAAGGTAAGGTCCAACAAGCCCAGGTAGATAGCCAGGTAGCTGGTCAAAAGATGCAAGAAAACCAGGCTAAATTCTGGCAAAACTTGATGAATGATCGTATTAAGTCAGAGCAGCAAGCTCAGAATGCGGTAGCTAAACCTCCATATGTGCCGTCTGGGGTGGGACATGGCTAGGCGGCGGTTCATACAGAGTCGCGAACCACCTTATGATTTCACAGAGGTAAGTGATGATTACGCCCCCGAACCGCGCAATACGGATTCAGCGCTATGGAATGATCGACACTATGATGGGCTACGCGCTACTGATGGGACGGACATTTCTTCTCGTACTAAGCATCGCCGTTACATGCGTCTTAATAACGTTACAACTATAGACGATTTCAAAGGATCGTGGAATAAGGCGCAGCAGCAGCGGGACGAATATCGTACAGGTAAGAGAGGTACTGTAACCAAAGAAGACATTGGTAGAGCTATACACGAGTTGGAGAACAAACGAAAGGCGTGAAATTCAAACGAAAACGCTTTACGCTGACCCCTTTTTAGTATAGGATTAACGATCATGGCGAACGAAACCGAACTGCTGGAAGAGTCCACTGTAGAGGCTGAAGAGCCTACTCTGCGGGAGACTATCGAAGATGCCGTCGAAGAAACTGAAGAATCCTCTGGTGGAGGCCAGGAAGGCGCCCCTGAAGCGCAGGAGGCAAAAACCACCGTCACTGATCCCAATCAGTTACAAAAAGAGCCACAACCAACCGAAACCAAAGTTCAGCCTCGTACCCCCGAAACCAAAGGAACCCAAGAAGGTCTGAAGGCGCCGTCGCAGTGGCGACCTGCTGTACGAGAGAAGTGGAACGCCCTTCCCCGAGAGGTACAAGAAGAAGTACTGCGCCGTGAAAGCGACAGTATGCGCTTGATAGGTTCCGTAGGTCCCAAGATTCGACTTGCTGATGAGGTAAGTCAGCATATCGCCCCATTCGCCCAGCAGTTGCAAGACAACGGCGTAACCCCCACCGCCTTCCTGGGGGATGTTTTCTCTACGGTGAAATCCTTATCCTCGGGTACACCCCAGGAAAAGGCTGCAGTCGTAGCAAACATAGTTCAGTCATATGGCGTTGATCTGAGAACGCTCGACGCGATCCTCACGCAACGCATACAGGCTGGACCGGAGGCAGACAACGCTCGTCGCCTTGCGGCTCGAGCGACAGCGGTAATTCAGCAACATGAAAGCTCTAATCAGTATCAGACTGCGCTAGAGGCTCAATCGACTCTAGCCTCGTTTGCTGCTGATCCGAAACACGAGTTCCTTGACGATGTTCGTGATCTCATGGCGGACCTGATCGAAACGGGCCGAGCTAACAGTCTCGACGACGCTTACGCATCAGCCGTATGGGCTCATCCCGACACTCGCAAGATCCTCCTACAAAGAGAATCTCAAGCCCGTGTAAATGGTAAGAATTCACGGGCTGCAGTGGCTAGAAGGGCCAGTTCTGCGGTACACGGATCGCCCGCCGCACCAAGCGCGGGACCGTTATCCAACCAAAATCTGAGCCTACGGGAAACCATCGCTTTGGCGATGGACGAGCAATCCTCACCATAAGGAACCATCATGGCTTTTCCGAATGTAACTGACATCGTCGCCACGACGATTCAGAATCGTTCGCGGAAGATTGCGGACAATGTAACGAAAAACAACGCGCTTACGTCGAGGTTGGACGACCGCGGGAACGTCAAACCTTTCGGTGGCGGCAATACGATCATGCAAGAACTGTCGTATGCTCAAAACGCCAACGCCGGATGGTACAGCGGGTATGATCTGCTCCCCGTCGCGGCGCAGGACGTCATCAGTTCAGCGGAGTACGCGATTAAGCAGCTCGCGTGTCCGATTGTAATGTCCGGCCTGGAGCAACTCCAGAACGCTGGTCGGGAACAGATGATCGACCTGCTGGAAGGTCGTATCAACGTAGCTGAAGCGACCATGGCGAATCTGATGGCAGCGGGTATTTACGCTGACGGCACCGGTTCCGGTGGTAAGGAACTGACTGGTCTCAATGCTGCGGTGCCGACGGCTCCGACCACAGGTACTTATGGGGGCATTGACCGGGCGACCTGGGTATTCTGGCAGCCTCAGGTGTTCGGTAGGGCTAACCTGGCCGTTCCTGGTCCGTTTACTGGGACTAACATCCAGGAAGCGTTCAACGGCCTCTGGGCAAAGCTCGTTCGTGGCTCAGATCGCCCGGAACTCATCGTGGTAGACAACACGATTTGGCAGTACTACCTGGCGAGTCTCCAGATTCAGCAACGGTTTACTGGTACGGAAACCGGCAAGCTCGGCTTCCCGAGTCTCAAGTTTATGGACGCAGACGTGGTTCTCGATGGTGGTATTGGCGGCTTCTGCCCCGCAGGCACGGCATTCTTCCTCAATACCAAGTACATCTTCCTCCGTCCGCACTCCTCACGTAACATGGTGACGCTGTCGCCGAACCGTCGTTACGCCATCAACCAGGACGCGGAAGTCCAAATCCTGGCTTGGGCAGGTAACCTCACCGCATCCGGCTCGATGTTCCAAGGCCGGCTGATGAACGCCTAAGATGTAGGGGGTTGGCCGGGGGCGTGAAGGCTCCCGTCACCGGCCTTTTTTGAGGAGTAGGAAATGCCCGCGTACAATATGGCTGGTCCTCGGTCCTCGACTCTTGAGGCTGGGGAAGCGTTTAGGTACTCAGCACCTGTAGCAAATCCCAATTTGGGGGCAACGGTACTTATGTCCCCATTCTCTGGTCCGAGTGGGTCACCGCTCGACGCAAAGGTTTACGCAGCGAATACTACGATCACCAAGACGGCTGACGTAAATAACACTTCTACCGGGGCACTGAGTACCGGAATTGGATTCAGCCCGGCTTGTGAATATCCTGGGGGTATTACTACCGCTGCTCTGGGAGTAACCCTCGCTGCAAGTAAGGTGGGGCGGTCGGGCTTTGATGACGACTATACACCAGGAGTTACCCTGCCGAATGGGACGGCTTCCACTACAGCTATCTTGACGGCTATCGGTGGGGGCAAATGTACTATTACTCCCGGCGCTGGTTCGGACTACTCCAGAGGCGTGTCGACACTTGCTCCTTACGTCGCGCAGCCGCTTCTGGGTTACGGCAATGGCGGTAGTAGGGATGCTGGAGCAGGTCCGGCGTTTACAGGCTTCGCTATGAAGACAGTGACGGCGGCGGCAGACGTAGCGGCAGCGGGAGTGGTTGAGACGGGCTTCGTCAATCGTTCGGGTGCTATTCTGAAGTTGGGTCAGAGTCAGTTTGGCTCGGCTAGTGCGGCATCCGCGGCAGTGACGTAATGTAGTAACCCCCTACAAAGGACATAAAATGCTAGAATTTGCCCCTACCGATTGGTCGCAGATACGCGACCCCATGATGGAGAATGATTCGCGCTTCGCCTTGGATTCCAAGCTTCATGTACAGTTCTACTTGCGCCCAGTATTGCAGGGTACGCTCTCCTTGGAAGCTGATCGACCTATTTACGTGGACGTAGAGCATATTCGCATCCTCGTACCTGGGGATAAGCTCAATATCATCGACCGCATCGCGTCGGAAGATGATAGACGGCGTTTTGCTGATCACTACGCCAAATTCAAGGCTGGTCATGGTGAAGAATTGGTCGGTACGCGACTGGAAGCTATACCATGGATGACTCGTTCGAAAGTGGAGGAGTACAAGTATTTCGGTATTCACACTGTAGAGCAGCTAGCTTCGGCTAGCGACTCCGTGGGTCAACGTTTTCCTGGTTTTAGTCTTGATCGTAGTAAGGCCCAGAAGTTTATTGAGGCTACTTCTGGTACAGATGCTCGGGTAACGCAACTTGAGCGAGAGTTAGCTGACCTGCGCCAAGCTTTGGTTAAGCAAGAAGAAGCCAAGGCAATTTTGGCCGCGCCGGTAGCATCCTCCCCCGTTTCCAGCAAGGTTACTGCTAAGGGGTAAACTATGGCGGCACCCCCTCGGACTACGTTGTTAGAGGTAGTCAACGTCATCGCACAGTCTGTAGGGCATCCCAAGTCTAATGATGTAGCGGGTAGTCAAGACGAGGCTATCCTGCGTATCGCCTACTACATCAATCTGGCGGGGGCAGAGCTTTCCTACATGCACAATTGGCAGTGGCTAACTGGTATTTTTGAGATCACTTTAGCCGCTGACTACGATGGTCAAGCGGAAAAGGCATTCGATCTTCCCCTTGATTTCCATGCAATGGTAGACGATACTCAGTGGAATCGTAGTGCTCAATTACCCGCTATTGGCCCTATTAATTCCCAAGATTGGCAGTGGCTGATAGTCCGTGATACGAATATAACCACTAGAACCTTGTGGCGTATTCGCGACAAGAAGCTCTGGATCAAATCTCCCCCATCTGCAAACGCGCCTCAGAAACTTACTTTCGAGTATTTGTCGTCTAGTTGGGCCGTAAATGGGACTACGGGTGCTTCGCAAGACGTGATGTCGCAGAATAACGACTACCATAAATATCCTTGGCAACTTATAATAATGTTGGGTAGAGCCAAGTTCTTCGAGAATGAGGGTTACGACTCGTCTGCGGCATACTCTGACTTCAATAAAGCGTTTGCTTATGAGACTGGAGTCGATAAGGGCGCTACTAGTCTCAGTCTTGTACCGGGTACAGGTTATCCCTACATAGATGCAGTGAGGAATGTACCGGACACCGGTTATGGCAGCTAAGCTCAAAGTCGCGCCAGTTCAGGCTATACGCAAGCTAGTCCAGCGGCAGGGCCGGTATACAGTTCCTTTGGGTGGTCTCAATTATCGTGAGTCTTTACTCACGATGCAGCCTAGTGAGGCTCTGGTACTGGATAATTTCATTCCTCGGGCGTTCGGCATAGAGATTCGCAAAGGTTGGAGATACTGGGCTCCTAAAGCCAATAAGTTTCCCAACGAAGTCCGGTCTATATTGGTGTTTACGGACGCCAAACCTATAGGTTCTAAAATCTTCGCAGGTACTGCCGATCCTGGAGGATTGCTCTACGACGTTACCACGCAGGGAGTGGCTCCTACACTGGCGCTAACTCCCTCCACTGCTCCATTTAATCCTGGTGAGTGGTACGCTACAAACTACACCACTCCTGGAGGTTCGTTCTTCTGTGCAGTATCGCAGGGAGCTGGTTACTACCTATACGACTCCACCGCAGGATGGAGGGAGGTTCCTGTAGGGGCTGCGGTAGGTCAGATTAAGTTTCCTGCGGGAGATACCACTACTCCCAAAGACTTCGCTTTCTGTTGGTTATGGAAGAACCGTCTCTGGTTTTTGAAGGGCGGTAGTGCTACAGCCTATTACTTGCCTATAGGGCAGATTACTGGGGAAGTAGCGGCTCTTGAACTAGGTCCGCAGTTAATCCACGGCGGGTCATTGCTTTTCGCTACTTCTTGGACTTACGACTCTGGTAGAGGGATCGACGATGGTTTAGTGTTTGCCTCCACGGAAGGCGACATTCTAGTGTACCAAGGTAGTGATCCCACCGCTCTAGCCACGTTTTCGTTACAAGGACTCTGGTATACTGGACGATTTCCTGGTCGTCGCTGTTTCAATGCGGTAGGCGGCGACGTGGTTATGGTTACAGAATTCGGAGTGATAAAAATATCTGACCTCGTGTCGGGGAAGGTGCAAACGAGCGCCGTGAATGGAGAAGATGCGTTCTATAAGATCAATCCTAGGTTGGCTCGTTATGTTTCAGATACAATAGGTCAGAATTACTGGTTCGTGTTACCCTTTCCCACTGAAGAATTGGTAGTATTCGGCGCTCCATACATAGAGCCGGTGAAGGGCGTAAGAACGTCTTTCATTCTGAATTACGCCACTTCAGCGTGGGCTTCTCTCAGTAATGCCGACTTACTGTGTGGTGAGGTGTATAGGGGGCAAATTATCTTTGGTACACGTGACGGTTACGTGTGTCAACTGTTCTACGGGTACAATGATCAAGTTTCTGCGGACGGTACGGACGTGGGGATAGAGGTAACTGGACGTCTGCAAACGGCGTTCAACAATTTCGACGACCCCAGAATAAATAAGCGACTGCTCCGTATTAAGTTGTATGGTCTATCCGACGGTGTCCCCACTCTGGGAGTGAAGTTTGTAGACGAATATAATATGAGTACGGTGACTAACGCACCGGCCCCTATTGCGATAAACGAGTATACCTGGGATGTAGGCTTGTGGGACGACGCTAAGTGGCAATCTACTCAGATTCCTTTCCGTCGTTGGTTCGGAGTAGCTGGATTCGGTAAGAAGCTGGCTATGATCATGGCGATACGGGGACGTGGATATACTCTTCTGTCTGACTACGAAGCTCTGTATGAGTCTGGATATAACTTATGACTGATACTGAAGTCGTTACGTTGGATGAACACGCTTCATTAGTAGAAAAGTTGGAGTTTTTACAAGATGAAGCAAAACAACTTCCTCAAGTTGAGGTAACGCTACGTCATTATTTCGCTCATGGCATTTACGGTCGTGAGTTGGCTAGACCAGCTGGCACGTTGATTATCGGTAAGATTCATAAAACGCGCCATATGTTCATTTTACTAAGTGGAGAAATGTCCGTATTGACGGATAATGGCATGGAGAGATTTGTAGCTCCTCAAATAGTCATTGGTTCACCTGGTACTAAAAGACTTACCTATGCCCATACGGATTGCGTGGCTATAGTTCTTCATGGTACTCCCTTAACTGATCTTGACGAAATTGAGAAGGTATTTGTGGCTCAAAACGATCAAGAATACTTGAAGTATCTTGAAGACGAGAAATTGTTGATAGGAGAGAAATCATGACTTGGGCCGCCGTCGCTGTAGCAGGAGCAGGTCTTGTAAGCAGTTATATGAATAAGGACAAGGGTGGAGGCGCGGACCAAATGGTAGGCGGCTACCTTAGTCAGATGAATTCTAAGGAAGTCAAAGAATACTTGGAAAAACTTCGACAGGAAGACCAAGATCGGTGGGCAGCTACCCTAAATGTTAATCGTCCCAATCAAGTTGGTATGTCGGGTCAGTCATCTACTTGGGATATTGACCCTAAGACTGGTAAGGCAACGCAGACTCTGAAACTTGGGGAAAGCGAGCAAAAGCGTCGGGATATGTTTAATACCTTGGCGGAAGCTCGCATGGGCGATGCTGCGGCTATGTCTCCCGGTATTTCCAAGATGGCTGGAGGTATTGATTGGGAATCGCTTGGTTTGGGTAAGATGGGTAACGCGGCCTTGAATACAGGAATCAAGGGAGGTTCGGACAAGTACGGTAGTATTACTAGCGGTAATGCTTGGAATATGGTCCCTAGTCAAGCCCAGATGGCTGGTTCTATGGGCGGCAATTTCCTTAATCCAACGCAGTTAGGGTGATATATGGCGACCCTTGGAACTATGGGCGGTGACCAGTTAACAACTGGCGCTGCGGGAGCGACTGGAGCTATAGGGACTACTACTCCACCCAGTCCTAATATGGGTGCTACGGGTATTCCTGGCGTTCCAGGGGCTATGGCGGTGCCGGGAGCGGCTGGACCGGCTTCTGGGCCAGGTAGTGCGTGGGCTACTCCAACTACTGGAGGTAACGACTACGGCCAAATGTTTACCCAATCAGGGCAGGCTCCAGTGACTTCGGTGGATCAAGGCGAGAACTACCAGAAGACGATGCAGGACGCTTATTGGAATCAAGCTACCTCCCGACTTGATCCTCAGTGGAACCAAAGACAATCAGGACTTGAGTCGCAACTTGCTAACATGGGGCTATCTCGCGGTACTGATGCCTGGAATCGTGAGATGGGTAATATGTCCATGCAACGTAATGACGCCTATGGGGGTGCGCTAAATAGTGCTATCCTCAATTCTGGAGCTGAGGCCCAGCGTAGGCAAGCTATGGACATTGCTTCAGGCGAATTCGCTAATAAACAAGTCGATACGAGGAATCAACTCGGACTTCAATATGCTGGTCTGGCGAATAAAGAGCAGCTCCAAAGTATGCAGGGCGAGCAGGCGCTTCAACAGATCGACGCTAATAACAAGGGGCAGATGAGTCTTCAAGATAACAAGAATGCGGCTGCTCTTCAGCAATTGGGCGTTCAAACCCAGAGTAATGAGAAGATCGCAGCTGGTAATAACATGACTACTATCGAAGCTGCGCATATTAACGCAGCGGCGATGCACGCAGCGGCAGCGGCTCAAATGGCCGGTATGAATGCTCAAGCCGCTGCTTCAGTATACTCTGCTCAATTGAATGCGGGTCTTACGGCTCAGAGAATAGCTAACGAAGAAAAACACGCCACTATAACTGACACTATAGGTATGCAACAGAATCAATTTAGTACCTATCAGTGGTTTATAGACCACGGTTATAATCAGACTGACGCCGCCGCTCAAGCAGGACTTCCCGCCACACCGCAGACAGCAAATACTACTCCTAGCACGGGCTTTATTGACCCAGGAGCTAAGAACATTGGGGCAGGTAATGCAGGTACGGCAGATATGATCTCTGGGGCAGTCGATGTAGCGGGCAATGTGATAAATACAGGAATTGACTATTACAATAGGAATAAAACCCCTGCTCCTACTGGATCTTATGGTGGGAATTACGTCACTCCCACTAATTGGTCTAACGAGTAAAGGACCATTATGGCTACCGCAGCGGGCGTAGATGACTATAGTTTGGATCCATTCCAGACTGAAGAAGATGTTCTTGATACTGAGAAGAAAATTGCCCTGGCGAGGATTCTTCGTCAAGGAGTAGCCCCTCCTGGTGAAGATATTTCATCTCGTTATCAGCGAAACAGGAACGTTAGCCGAGGTTATCAAGAACTTGCTACTCAAGACGAGAAGCGTAAGTCTCTTAGTGATCGGTATACTGAAGATATGGTTGATGCGCTTCGTCGTAGTGGAGCATCTGATGAGATCATAGAAGGTGTACGTAGTCCTGGTCTTAGGAAGGAATACTTGGCTCAGCACGCTAAGAATATGGATTTGGCCAGGTCTAATAGGGAACAAGCTCGGCTTGGCGGAACTGGCGGAGATATCACCTATCAACAAGCTTTGCAATGGGCTACGAGTAGTGACCCACCTACTGCGGCTAGGGGCAAGGTTCTTCTGGAGTCTATGAAGCCTCAGAATCCTGAATACACGACTAGAATCACTCCTTCAGGAGGGTCTGTACCTATATCTGGTGCACAGGAAAACTACGGGGCTACTGTTGCTACGAAAGCAAGAGCTGAAGATCCATTTAAGTTCCAACAAATTGAAGGCGGTCAAGGCCCCATAACTCTACCTAATCCATTGGCTAGGTCTATTTTAGCAGCTAATGCGCCAGGAGCGCCTACTCCTGCCGCACAGGGAAATCCGCCTGCTCCCGGCGTTCCCGCGCCTCCCGCCCCCGTACCCCAAGGGCCGCCGCCTATGCCTGTTAGCGCCCCGCCTAGTCCTGTTAGCGCGGCTCCTTCACCTTTGGCGGGAGCGGTCGCCGCGACCGGCGGCCCAGTTGGAACTACAACTCCTCCGCAAGGTAAGTTAGTAAGTGGGAATCCTGCCCTAGATGGCTTTAAGGACATAATTAAGAACGGACTTGAAGAGCGTAGGTTGCTTCAAGAATCACAAACAAATGGGGATACGGTAGGGGCTCAAAGACACCAAAAGAATTTAGACATGCTGTCGTCTGAATTACATGTAATGGAGAAAAAGCACGGCTTCGATGCTCGCCAGGTAGCTGCTAGTATGTCTCAAGAGGGTCAGCAACCTCAAGGAGCGTTGCCCCAAGCTACAGCAGCCGCCGGTGGCGGTGTACCTTCCCCTATTTCGTCGGCGCAAGCAGCTCCCGCTCCGATGCCTGCTTCGCCTCCAACTGCTAGACCAGGAATGAGGCCCGCAACTGAAGCTGATCTCACGGGTATGACGCCTAATCCTCCGTCTGGTCCAACTGCAATGCCCTCCGCTCCTGCGGCTCCTGCGGGTCAGAAATTGCCAGAATCGTATCTCCCACCTGACGTAATTGACGTACAACCTAATGCTGGTTTGGGCAGGTCTAATCCCAAAGAACAAGAAGCTTGGCTTGCTAGAAGGAATGCTCAACAAGAAGAACTCAAGAGATACATGGCTACGTCGGGGGCGCTTTCTGAAAATAGGTCATTCATTAACGAGTTTCGTCAGATTAATGAAGGCGATACTTATTCAGGACCGTGGCAAACTGGAAAATGGATAGATCAATTGAAACAATCCATTAATCGCAAGGCTGACGTTCCCATAACAGATGCTACAAAGAGTTTGGATTCTATATCTGCTAACTTTAAGGCTATGACTATAAAGCAGTTTGGACAAAATCCTTCCGATAATGATTTGAAGGTTATATCGGAGTCTGTACCTTCTTCAGAAGATTCTTATGCAGGGAGAATATTGAAATTGAATCGTATGGAGTATGCGCTCAATCGTAGAGAAGCGAGTGCTCCACTAGTTCAGAAGTGGGTAGCTCAAGGAGTACCAGTGGATGTAGCGCGTAATGCGGCTACTAATTGGTATGACGATCAGCACGGAGGGTTGCCTCCTTTAACTGGGAGACGAGCAGGGGATCAACCTCGAAACCCTACCCAAGCCGCTAGCGGACAGGCTTCGCCGCCAGCGGCTGGTTCTACAGAAAGCCCAAAGTCTCCCCTGTATTTCGGTAAATATGGGAGAGGTTCTAGCGAACAATTATTTCCTGCTGCTAAGGATACCGTCAAGAATATGGCGCAAGGAGTTTTGCAATTAGCTGGTCAAGGTGATCGAGTGGTAGCTCGAAGTGAAAAAGAGCGTCAAGCTTTACTCAGAAAAACTAACCCTGACTATGATCGCTCTCGTACTTTAACAGATATAGCCCTTAATCCAGCTACTTACGTGGCTGGAGTTGGCCCACTTAGAGGTGCGTTAGCTATGGGCTTACAAGGACTCACCCAACCTGGGGAGAGTATTGAAGATCAATTTGCACAAGGTGCCGTAGGTGCTGCATTAGGTGGAGTAGGGGGACTTGTATCTAAG